AGATAGCCGCCGTTGGCGTCCACGCCCGCGGAGAGCACATTGTGGAGCATCCGCTTGCCGCGCAGATGCAGACCAAAGTCCTCGCGGTAGGCACCCGACGCTCTGCCGGTCTTGGCTTCACCGGTCGCTTTCTGGGGCTGTTCGGTGATGGGAGAGGATACGGGCTTTGCAAGCTCTGCGGCAATGGCGTCGCGGCGCTCCATGCGTCTGACCTCATTGGTGAGGTCGTTCAGTTCCTTCTCCATATTGGCGTAAACGGCATCGTCCTCAGTGGACAGAACGCCCTTATCATTGCGGTGGGTGTCGAGGAAACCCTCCATCGTAGCCCACAGCTTGGCGCGCTTTTCGCGCAGTTCAACGATCGTCATATTGAAATACCTCCATATTAAATGTAGTTTTTGATGGTGTTCAGCTTGGCTCTGAGCTCGTCCACAGAGCGCCCTGTGCGCTCCGGCACGGCTGGCTTGGGGTCGATGGCGCATTTTGCGGCGATCTTCTCCATGAGAGAGTTCACCACGTTCGCCTTGGAATACAGCATGGAAACGGTGGGTGTGGCCATGTCCCTAGTCTCATCAGCGCGGCTCATGATCCCGTCCGCAAAGCCGAGTTCCACAGCCTTATTGGCGTCCATCCATGTTTCGGCATCCATGAGATGAGACAGTTTTGCACGAGATAAACCGGTTTTAATCTCATAAGCGTTGATGATGGAATCCTTCACACTGCCGAGCATCTCAATGGCTCTCTGCATTTCCTCCGAATTACCGAACGCTGCTGTCATGGGGTTGTGGATCATGAGCATGGACACGGGAGACACCAGCACCTTCGTGCCTGCCATAGCGATGACGGACGCTGCGGATGCGGCAATGCCGTCGATCTTGACCGTCACATCGCCCTTGTAGTCCATGAGCATATTGTAGATTTGCGCCGCTGCCACACAGTCCCCGCCGGGGCTGTTGATCCAGACGGTGATATTGCCGCTGCCGGACATGAGCTCGTCCTTAAAAAGCTGCGGTGTGATTTCATCGTCAAACCAGCTTTCCTCGGCGATGGTGCCGTTCAGAAACAGTGTCCGTTCCGCCGTCTCCGTCTGGTCCTTCCAATTCCAGAATTTTTTCATCATTTTTTTCCTCCTTTCCGTCATCGGTAGGTGTATCTGCAAAAGCTCCGGCGTTTTTCAGAGGGAGCATATTGCCGTTGATGAGGTACAGGTCGCCGCCTTCCTCTTCCGGGATACGGTCAAGGTTTTCAAGCTCACGGATGTCGTTGGCGGACATCCAACCGTTCTGGCGGCCGATGGCGTACCCGTTCATGCGGGACTGATAGTCTCCACGGAGCAGACCTTCCAGATTGAACTTCACGAAATACACGGCTTTTTCGTCCTTGGACATAAGTGACCGCTGGATGGATTGCTCCCAGCGAATGACCCACGGGTCAAGGGTGTATTTCACGAACTCCAGGGACTGCTGCTCAATATTAGAAAAGCTCGACTTTTCAAGGTCTCCGACCATATGAGGCGGGACTCTGAAAATTCGAGCGATCTCATTAATTTGGAATTTGCGTGTTTCGAGGAACTGCGCCTGCTCCGGCGAGATGCCGATGGGCGTGTATTTCATGCCTTCTTCCAAAACGGCAATTTTGTTTGCGTTGCCGCTGCCGCCGAAGGTGGACTGCCAGCTCTCCCGCACACGCTGCGGGTCTTTGATCGTGCCGGGGTGTTCCAACACACCGCCCGGAGCAGCACCGTTGGCGAAGAATTTCGCACCGTACTCCTCGCAGGCAATCGCCATGCCGATGGCGTTCTTTGCCATAGCGATGGGACTGTAACCAACCAGCCCGTCAAAGCCCAAGCCGGGGATATGCAGCACATCCGATGGCTGAAGCGTTACGGCGAATTTCTTATTTTTTATAGCTTCGTCCGTACCACGGTAATAGGTGTAGTACAGCCGCCCATCCTCGTCTCTGTCCACCGACATCTTGTTCGGCATCAAGGGATACAGAGCAACGATTTCATTCTTGCCGTTGCGGATGATCTGCGCGTAGGCATTGCCCCAGAGGAGCAGATGCGTCATGAGCGTTTCCCGGAATACAAAGGAGCTCATTTCCGGATTCGGCTCATCATGGAGCAGGCGGTAGAGCGGATGGTCGAGCGCCATGGCCTTACCGCCGCTGTCCGTGTATTTGTATAGGTGCAGCGGCAGTCCCGCGACAGCTTCCGATAGGATACGGACACAGGAATACACGGCGGTCATCTGCATGGCCGAGCGCTCTGTCACCGCTTTGCCGGAGGTCGTGCCGCCGAAGAAAAAGGCGTAGTTGCTGCCTGCCGTGCGGTTCACGGGCTTGTCTCTCGATTTGAACAGTCCCGAAAAGATACCCACATAAATCACTCTCCTTCAAAATGGGCAAAAGAAAAGCACCTGCGTTCAGGCGCTTTTCATGGGTTGAGTTGTTTGGAATTTTGGTGTATAATAAATATTAGGGTTTAGCCCAATAAAATGAAAGGAGACACCTAAGATGAAATTCAAAAAATTTTTAGGTGTTGCCTCTCTGGGGCTGTAGTTGCTTGTCAACTTCATGCCACAGATGGTGGCAATGCCTTAGTGGTTAATTGTGTTAGCTGAACTCATCTCGCATGCTATCGAATTTTATTTGATAGTCAGCGAGCACTAATTGCTGCGGGAACCGCTCCATCGAAAGATGGGGTGGTTCCTTTTATATAAACAAAATGCCACGGTCATCGTAGACCGAAGCACCATTTTCATTGCCGCAGCGGATGGCTCTATCCAGCGCCATGATCGTTGCCACGGCACCATCGATTTTCTCTGTGGATTTTTCTTTATCCGGCTTGATGTTCCCGGCAGGGTCGGTGCGGATGAAGATGTTGTCCATCATCCATCGGAGGACAGAATGACCACCGTGGGCAATGCGCTGCTCCAGCACCAGCTTCATCAGCTCCTTAGTGGGCGGGGACATATCCTTGAAGCCCTGTCCGAAAGGAACGACCGTGAAGCCCATGCCCTCAAGGTTTTGTACCATCTGCACAGCGCCCCAACGGTCAAAAGCGATCTCCCGAATATTGAAGCGTTCCCCCAGGCTTTCGATGAACTTCTCGATGTAGCCGTAGTGAACGACATTGCCTTCCGTGGTTTGGAGATATCCTTGCCGTTCCCACACATCGTATGGCACATGGTCGCGCCGGACTCGGAGATCGAGGTTGTCTTCCGGTATCCAGAAGTACGGCAGGATAATGTATTTGTCGTTTTCGTCCTCCGGCGGGAACACAAGTACGAATGCCGTAATATCTGTGGTGGAGGACAAATCCAGACCGCCGTAGCAGACCCGGTCTTCCAAATCATCCTCGCTGACGGCAAACTCACATTTGTCCCATTTATCCATCGGCATCCAACGGACTGCCTGTTTTACCCATTGATTTAGGCGAAGCTGTCGGAAGGAGTTCTCCTCGCCGGGGTTCTGTTTTGCCGATTCGCAAGCGTCCTTGACCTTGTCAATGCCCACCGTGATGCCGAGGGACGGATTGGCTTTCTTCCAGACCTTCGGGTCCGTCCAGTCGTCGTTTTCATCGGCACCGTAGATGACCGGGTAAAAGGTGTGGTCGATTTTGCGACCCTCGATGATGTCCTTGGCCTTCTGGTGGATCTCATAGCAGATGGACTTCGTATCGTTGCCCGCCGTGGTGATGAGGAAATACAGAGGCTGCATACGGGCGTCGCCGGAGCCTTTCGTCATAACATCAAAGAGCTTCCGGTTGGGCTGGGTGTGCAGTTCATCGAACACCACGCCGTGGGTGTTGAAGCCGTGCTTGTTGCCGACATCGGCAGAAAGCACCTGGTAGATACTGCCCGTTGGCTGATAAATGAGCCGCTTCTGGGAATCCAGTATCTTGACCCGCTTGGAGAGCGCCGGACACATCCGCACCATGTCTGCCGCCACGTTGAAAACGATGGATGCCTGCTGGCGGTCGGCAGCGCAGCCGTACACCTCGGCGCGCTCCTCACCGTCGCCGCAGGTGAGCAGGAGTGCTACCGCAGCGGCAAGCTCGGACTTACCTTGTTTCTTGGGGATCTCGATATAGGCGGTATTGAACTGCCGATACTGCTGTGGCGTCGGGTCTCCTTGTGGTCGTTGTTGTACTCTTGGCGGTTCAGATCCACCAGGAGTTCACCCCAACGGTCATCGACCTCAATGGTCACGGTTTCGGTTGCAAATTTGTACTGGATCTTCATGCGGACTCCTTTCGGGAGCCTGCATGGCGGCACTCTGGCCGCAAAACGAAAAAAAGCCCGCCGCACGACACTCAAGTGCCGTGCAGCAGGCTCACACCATAATATTTATATCCACGTCCCGCAGAACGCGGGGCAGTTGGACCTCTCTATGTACCTCCCAGAATCGCTATTCCACCAAATCCAGCAGCCATTTAGCTGTGGGCCGTGCCAGAAGCCGTGCGTTCAGATAGGCCATCTCCAAGGTCAGGCAGGTATATCCCATGTAATACCCGTCCATGGGCCGGAGGGTGATGGCGAGATCCGGCGTCTCCATATCCGTCAGACACAGCGGCAGGAGGTATTGCAGCCTCTGCTGATAGATCTGTGGGACAGCGTCGCCGGGAGAGACAATGGCTTTTCGGCGCGCCA